GTCATGGTCGCTTCAAAAACCAATGCCTCTGTCTCACCTTCATAATCTAAGCCTAAGTCTTTCCATGGTATAATCTTAACCATAGGAATAACATCCTCTGGGTATGCTATAACCTGACCTATTTTATAGTCATGGTTTAAGATCAATGCTGGCCTCACTCCGTCACTAATAGACTTGTTCCAGATTCCATTTAGGTGAACATCTTCGTGTGAATCAAAAAATAATGTTGTGTTTATAACTGGAAAAACTTTATCGCCAAACTCCAATTTAACAACCTCCCCCTCGGCCTTGCTTGAATTCATTTTAATTCCTAGCCCTGCCATACTTGGAACTCCATCAGCATTTTTAATGGCTGACTTTTTGGCCTGTAGGATCTTACTAGCCTTTCCTTTCATGGCCGTAAACATTTCCTCGTAAGTATTGAAATCTTGGCCTAAAACTTTACAATGTATCATTTGATTACCTCCCCTTTTTTAAGATTGTTGATCTTCTCCTGTATCGACTGTTTCAGCTTCTGGCTCAAACCCTCCTGCTGGAGGCTGTTCTTGAGTTGCTGGATTTGAACTTGATTTTTCATAATCGAATTTTTTAAACTTTAAATCTACAAATGAAAGAGCTTCTTTCTGATCGACTCCCAACTCCAAAAGAGATTTTAAGTTAGCCAACTTCTTAGCCTTGGTCTCCTCTCTCTCTTTTTCCATAACCTGTACGAATGGTAGGTGATCCCAACTCATAACAATTTCACCAACAAGCCCAAAAAAGTCTGTAATCCCTTGGGCTAACTCTTGACCTTTTGGATCAAGGCAGTAGGCTATATGACTAGATCTTGCCTTTTCTTGATTCTCATAAGTAGAGCTTTGGTTTGCCTCTAGCACATCTCTTGGTATGTTATACATTCCACCAATTATCGCATAGTCTGCTAAATAACTTTGGCTTAACTCCATGTTTTTCATGTTCTCTACAAAACGTCTAATCTCGACCATAGATTTAACTGCATGGATATTCTTTTCTCCGTCCTCTATTTTCGTTTCGATGTCGTCTTTTTCTTTTTCTCCGAGCATCCTTTTAGTCACGTCCATTGCATCGGTTCTACCAGCAACAATAAATTTTCCAGAAAACTTTGTATTGATGTTCTTTGATTTTAAACCCTCCTCAGAATTTAAAATTACTTTGTAGAGTGAATCCAATCGGCTAAATCCGTTAATGTCCTTAACTGGACTATTGGTAAGATCCATGAACTGCATCAAGTCTTTGAAAGGCAATTTTATATTTTTACCGTTTTGCTGGCAATAAGTTATTTGTATTTCCTGCATCTCTTCCCAACTGGAGCTAGACAAAATTAAACCCTGTTCTCTTAAGTTCATTGGAAAGTCCATCTCGAAAGGATTCAAAACAAACATCTTTGTCGTGTCTGAAAAATTTTTGTCCCTTACGTAGATCCAAGAATTGCCCATCATGTTCCAGAACATCCAATCCCAAAGAAACTGCCGAATATTATCTTGGTAATTAGGCTTTCTTAGAACTCTAGCGACGTCTTCGGGCATCTCCCTTTCCTTATCCTTCTCATAGTAATAAAACTTGCCTAGGCTAAACATATCGCATTGCAGGGCAATTACCTTAATCATTGCTGGGTTGGCAATTACAAGCTCCAGAACCTTCTGCATTTTCATTCTGCTGAATGATGCTCCCCCTAAAATGTCATAGCTGAAATAATTGTAGTTCTTATTGAACCCGAAAATTGAAGATAAGCCCTTTAGTAAATCCACGTTGATAGCTTTTTTTTTACTAATGTAAAGCTTTTATGCCATTTTAATAACGCCTTCTATCTGCAAAAAAGTTGCGACATACCTAGCAGGATCAATTGTATGATTATCTACATCCATAGGATCTTCCAAAACTAGCCCATATCTGTCATTTTTGTAACTGTAATTTTCCTGTTCGTACTTAACATTCTTGCTGTCCGAAGTGTAATAAACATTTAAGTTTTGCAGCAAATCAATTCCATCTTTGATGCTTCCAGGTGGTTTGTGGGCTGAAAGCGCATCATCGTAACCGCACTGCCTTAAGGCTATAATCTTGAGCTTTCTATTTGGATCACAAATCACATATCTGTCTAAAGGGATTCCCAACTTTTTAAAAAGCCATATTACCAACCCCTCATCTTCCAGATCAATCTGGGCTCTTTCCGTATCTGTTAACTTTCTGCGGATCTCATTTTCTGAATCATAATTGAGCTCCCGAATATATAACCCTCCGTCATAGTACTTGCATTCAATGATTCCAAACGGGTCGGACTTGCCCCAATCCACACCGTAAATGCTTTCGACTTCCAAATCGTAGAAATCTTGCAGGGAAATTTCCTTCCATCTAAAAATTCTGTTAGGCTTCTCGGCCTTTAATCCCAATCCGTAAACGCTCCAGTTGTAATTGTCTGCGCTCTGCTTCTTTTCATTCTCTTGGCATCTAGTTAATTCTGCCAAATCTTTGCTGTCAAGGGCTTTCTCGTTTTTAATATAGTCATATATAGTCGCCTCGCTTTCGGTTAGCTCTTGACTCTCCACGGCCTTGCACATCTTGATAGGTTGATAGCTTAGGATCTTGAGCCTTTGCTCTCTTGGACAAAATATGTTGTCTGCAAAGGTGGAATGAATGACTAGAGTTCTTTTGTCCTTTTTCAACTGATCCACCCAATGAGCTTTTTTAGGGTTCCAATCAATTATAATTTGTCCTGTGGTTCTCTGGTCTATCTGGTCAAAGGTTCCTTTCGAAATTTGATACGGTTCATTTAACCAAGCAATATCGCCATTGTAACCCATCACTTTTTTTTCATCGTCAGTTCCGGTAATCTCAATTACAGAACCCGTATTTAAAAAATGATACAATCCTTTTGATTCCTTAAACCTACAATATTGAGCAAATGGCAGATAAGGATAAATTTGACCCATGTCATAACCTACTGTGTCTTTGCAATCTTTCTTGGTATCTCTCCAGACTGATATTCTTTTGCTCTTGTTCTTGATTCCGAACATATACAGCGACTGGATTATTGAATAGGTTTTTGAACTCCTAGAACTGCCTTCGTGAATAATGTATTTGTACTTTCTGATCTTCTGCCCATTCTCGTCAATCAAGATTTCGCCATCCTCTCCCAACTCAAACAGGTTCATGGCCTCCCACTGCCTCTCAAATACTCCCGTTGCGTTTATCTCCATTCCAAATATTATTCTGCTTTTTTTAATAATTACAAAATCCTTTTTAAAAACCTAGCACGTGGAGACCAGCACTTGCCAAATAAAATATTGAATTTCTGCTTTTTACTTCTTTATGTTGATTGTAATCTCTAGATCTTCCGGTATCTCCAGATCAATTGTCTGCATGCTTAGCGCTCTCTGCTCCTCTTTTGTTGCAATCAACTTATACAAACCCATCTGTAAGGCTGAATTATCGCTTATACTCCACTTTTTCCGCATTGTATTCTTGGTTATAACCCTGTTCAACTCCAATGCCTCTTTTATAGTGTCCATCTCGTTCAACTTATGGTTATAGTACGTTCCTTTTCCTATACCTAAATATGCAATGACGTCTTCGTGAAAAAATAGGTTTTTTTCCTTGATTAACTTGATTGCTTTTATCTCCAATGATTTTGTGCTATAGTCCATTTTTATCCTCCATTCTTTGTTTAAACTCTCTCTCTGCCTGCTTTCTTTTTCTAAACTGCCTCTCTGTCTCCAGACCCATGTCTTTGCACTTCTGCTCCCAGCTTTTGCTCTTTCTACTTAAAAACTCTTCTGTAGCACTTCCATATTTTGCCAAGCCATTTACATAACATCTTGGTTTTTCAAATATTCTTAACTGATCTCCCATAATTAAACACCTTTTCTTGGTGACCTCATTTTGATGTAATTCTTGTTCATTTGCCTTTGCACAATCTTATCGCCCCATTTCTTTCGCAGGATCTGGTATGCCTCTAGCTCGCTCTCTTCTGTTCTATACGCAACGCACCCCCCTTCGTTTGTAAGGTGGATCACATCGATGCCATATTTTAAACATCTCAACACACCCCCATATTTCGCTATGTGTTGCATCGAATAATCGTAATCCTCTTTTACTCTTAACCTTTCATCAAATCTAAGCGGGTTTTTTATTATCCCTATAATATTTGCCACAGCTATTGATTGGGTACTAAACGGTGAATATTCTCGGTAAAATTTATAATCGCTGGCCATTGAAAAGCCCCACGCTTTAAATCCCCACTCGGAACACAAAAGGAACTGGTCTGCTACTATTCTAGATATTCTTTCTGGGTCAATAAAAGTCGTCATTTTACCTGCTTCGAATAAATGAAAGCTCAACGCATCATCATCGACTTGCACCTGCCATTCATCCTTTACGTTTTCCAGGATCCAATTCCTTGTTTTGGTAATTCCTTTCACTGAATCCGGCACTCCTAAAACTTGTTCGTGGAACTCCAGATAAGAACTTTTTTCGCTTTCTGGGCAGACAATTATTGCTTCTGGAAAAAGCTTGTGAGTAGTAACCTTTCCTGCTCTGCCTTTACTCGGTATATAAACCTTAAACATTGTCTAGCTTTTTAATTAAATCAAGCAAAACCCTTCCGTCTTTTACCCTTCCAATTCCTTTCTGCTGGTAGGTTTCTGTAAACCCTGCCTTTGCAACCGTGACCACATTAAAGAACTCTTTTATTACCTGCCAGTCTAGCTGATTCTTAAAAGTGAAAACAAGATAATTATGCTCCTCTAATATTTCCTGAGTTATCTCAATTTCTGGATTCGTGACAGCCTGAGCCTTTAGCTTTTCATTCTCTTCAATATCAACACCCCACTGCTTAAGTTCCTCAACACCCCAATTGTCTTTTAATAGGGCTGTATCCCAATCTCCAGCGCTTACGTTGTCTTTTATGATAAATTCCTGTTGCTCCTCTTCTGTAAGGTCGTCGGCAAATACAACTGGTATTTCCTTCATTCCAATTTCCTTGCATGCCTTGAACCTCTTGTCACCGCCTAAAATCATGTACTCAGAATTCAGCACGATCGGCCGAATCTCTAGCATTTTTGGAAACCTCTTTATAGATTCAATCAGTTCTTTGAACTCTGAATCCTTTTTAACTCTTGGGTTTTTTGGGTTAATCTTAACCTTTCCAGTTTTTACCTTTATCCACTTCATACCAAATATTTGTTTGTTCAATTTATACAGAAAAAGAGCTACCGCAAAACAGTAGCCCCTATCTGGGTGATTCTCAACTTTAATATTCTAATTGTTTGGGAACTTGATTCTTGTTGCCGGTAAGAAACTAGAATAATGAATCAGCAATGTATTTATTCCATCTGGCTCCCTTGCCCTTTCTTCCATGTTCTCGGTCATCCTAAAATTATACCCTCCTAACTCTTCCATGAATACAACTTTTACAAAAGGACTAATCGGGTCATTGTTTCTCGCCCTTGCATCCATCCTGTGAAAATCCACATCATTTGTCTGCCCTTTTCTATCGTGAATTTGCAAGTCAGCCATTCCTAAACTTCGTCCCTCAGAGTCTTTTCCCTCCTCATATATGACTGATATAATAGGGTAATTTACGTTTATTTGGGATTCTGTTTCAGATCCCTTTTTCTGTGCATTCGCATCCTTCGAAAGTATTAAACTCAGGGTAAATGCCAAAAAGGCAAAAGCGAATAATAATACAAGTTTTCTCATTTGATTTTATCTTTAACTAGTTGAACTTTTTTCAATGTTTCTGCCTCTTTTTCGGCTGCTTCGGCTTTTATTTTGTAAGCCTTAACTTGATTTTCTGCAACGGCAACCCTCCAGTCTTTATTGCTCTTAAAGAGCCCTCCCATAAATGGGCTATGCCTTTTCAGCCACGCCGGGTGCTCCGCTGGCTCTGCAAATTTTGATTGATACCTTTTTGCAGGACTAATTACCTGCGAACACCCAGCTAAAATAATAATCAGCATAATAATCATAAGTGCGATAATTCCTAATTGTAACTTTTTCATGTCTTAAAATTTTAATATTGTTTGGTTTGGATTAAATGGTATTTGATAATTTTCATTTTCAGGATCATCTGGGTCTCCTAATAATTTCCAGTTCCAATTGATATAAGATAAACAGGTAGGCTCTGAGTCTTTGTATATCCATTCCTTTGGATATTCACCGTCTCCAATCTTATAACATAAAGATCTTAACAATATGTTGCACTGCTTCTCTCCCTCTGGGTCTGGATTGCAATTTTTACACTGCATACAAAACTTTTCGGTAAACCAGATTCCTTCGCTTCCATTGCTTGGTTGGTAAGATTCTGGTTTTGCTGTAGGATCTGAATTTTTTGGTAACATTTTTTAAAGGGGGTTTTTAGGCCCCCGATTAAATTAAAGCTTTTCGATTTCTCCCTTCGCCCATTTCTTAAACCCTTCAAATTTTTTCAGGATCTCAGAACTTAGCTCATTTTCAACTGGAGCATTTTCAAGGGTCATGCCCTCAATCCAGGCTTGGAGTTGCTTCTTGACTGGTGCTTTTGCCAATTTTTCAGCATCCTTTTTGTCCTTGGCTTCTTTTTCCTTCCGGTCATTCTCAATTCCTTGCAACCTGACTCTCTCTGCTCGCTCTTCACTTTCCTTTGTAGCCTGCAAACGTAACCATTCAGTTTTTTTGTCTGCTCTTTCCTGAGCATCTGTTAAGCCCTTCTGAAATTCATCATCGGTAGAATTAATAAGCCTTTCGTAATCATCCACAAATGAAAGGATTGCAGACAATTTTTCACCTCTCTCTTCTCTCTTGGCCTTGATTTCTTTTTCCTCTAAATCCTTTTCAATTAGACTTGTTACACAATGATTAAACCCCTCAAGATCCAACTGTAAAACGAATTCCTTATCACTGACAAATCTGGAATAAGGCGCAATTAATGCCTTTCTCCTATTTAATTCTTTATGATTTTTTTCAGCCTCAACAAGATTAAACAGGAAATTTTTAAAATTAACTTCTGTCATTTCTCTAAAATCATAGCTGGTAATCGGGTCAGCTAAATGATTCACATATTTTGCGACCTCTACAAATCTTTGTTTGCCAATTTGATCCTGTTCTTTGGCCTCTAGCGCTACTGCTTTTAAAAGCTCATACTGAGCCTGAGTCATTTCGCCGCACTCAGTAAGAGTATATTTTCTCTTTAGGTACGCCCCAAAATCCATAAGTTCGGCAAACCTTTCTTGGCCTAAGACTGCCTTTTTTTCGTCCTCTTTTCTCTTTATCTCAGCCTCTTTTTCCACCTCGATTAATTCCAGATACTGGGTTTTCTTTTTCTCAAGATAGGCTGTCCATACCTCCTCTTGCATAGCTCCAAAATTGAGGTCGTTCTGCTCAAGATTAATATACTTCTCAATCTGCTTGGATCTCTTTTTGTTGAGGGCTTCAATCTTCTCTGCCATCTTGATCTTAGTGTAATTTTCGACCTGAAAAAGCTTTTCTTCTAGCCCCTGACCAGCGAAGATTTGGACGTTTTTCAGCCCATCAATATATCGTCCCGCTTTCAAATAGAAATCTTTTTGCTCCTTGTGAATTAATGCAGTTCCTGTTCGAACCTTTACAAGTTTGTTCCTTACTTCTTTTGCCTTCTCTTCCGTCTCAGGCATTCCTAATTTCATCTGAAATACCTTGTTTGCCTCAATCTCTAAATCCTCCATGCGATTAAGCATAGGTAAGAACTGAGCTTTGATTTGTTGGGCCTTAATTTCTTCTATGCCAAATTTTTCGGCATCTACTTTTTCTAGTTCCATTTTTCAAATATTTTATTGATTAACTGATTTTTTTACAAGCTCTCAAGCTCTTCTTTATGCTCTTCGATTTCCTTTTTCAATTGGACTCGAATCATTCCCACTATCATTTCGTCTGGCAAAATGCCTGAAAACCAATAATCGCTTTGATAACCCTTTATATCGGTTCCACAAACTCTAAACTCTATTCTCTTAAAGTTTTTGTGCGAAAGGCTTTCTAGCTTGTTTTCTTTTTCTTCAATAAAAGAAACAAGTCTTCTCGCTCGTTCTAAATTATCTCTTTTCATTTTTCAAATATTTAACTGTTTAACTGATTGAACAAATATATACTTTTTTTGTATATCAATCAAGTTTTTAAAATTATTTCTCCAGCCTCTATTGAATCAATCCCTTTCTTAAATAACTCGACTTCCAAAGCTGTGTTTCTTTTTCTGCTGTCTACATAGAAAAGAAAGTTTCGCAATTCCTTTCTCCAGATTTTATATTTTTTCAAAGCCTGACAATTTTACAATGTACCTGAATTTTTTACCCTCTTTTCCTTCCCATTTTTCGGTAACCAGCTTTCCCTCAAAATTGCAAATGTCACCTTTTCGCAAGCTCTTTGCGCACATATCTCCCAGCTTGTTCCATGCCTCACAATTCACCCATAAAATCACCTCTCCGCTCTCTCCGTTTTCCCTTGTGAATCCCTCTGTGATCCTGACATTAAACTTGGTTAGAGTAGCTTTCTGCAACTCTTTAACTGCCGGCTCCGCTCCGATTATTCCTGAAAATAAAAACTTATTCATCTCGATAGTATTTTTCTATTAACTCCTGTTTCCTTTCCATGAAAATAGCAAAACTTTCCTGCTTCTCATGCTCCTCTGGCAGCATCATCATTATATTTTCCTTTCTCAGTTTATACCTTGGATATGCCTGTTTTCCTAAAACATGAGCGAATTGCCAATGCCACTGTGAATGATTTGGATATAAAAGAGGTTTGCCAGATACTTCAGAAACATGCTCTCGCTCCTCCCATATCTCGGCAAACATCTTTTTAATTTCCGCTTTTTTATTCATCTCCAAAAGGACTTTCAAATTCTGTTGTCTCTTCGCCTGAATAGTCAAAGATTTCTGGGTTGGCAACCTTTGAATTGTAAATAAACTCGTAGCCCTCAGACTCCAGACTATCAACAATTCCAGCAAGCTTTTCCTCAAAACCTCTGCTCTCTGAGCTCAATAGAATTCTAGGCGTGTTGATCGCAACTCTCTGATTGTTGTCAACCGCAAAACTTGCAGTAATTACAACCCCTCGCTTTGCCTCCTCTCCACTGATTGAAATGCCGGTAATTCGAATTTTATCGTGTATAAAATCGACAAACTTTGCCATTGCTTCTTTTTGTAAAATATCAGCCTTAAATGCTGGGCTCATTGCAATATCTCTGGCATTTGTAAAACAAAATACCTGAGCAACCATTGGAACCAAAGCAATTAGGTTCTCTTCCAAATCAGGGTGAGCCTGTTTTGTTGAATCCTGCTTTTGTTTTGACTGATAGGTATCCGCTCCGATCACTTCTTGCAAAGTGTATTCTACTGATAAACCGCCTCCAGAAATAAGCTTGAGTTTATTGAGTTTGAAATTTGTTTTGTTTGGATTTTTCATGTTTCAAATTGTTTTTGGCTATAAATTAATCACTGATAAAATAGTCGAACTCCTTGCTCGCTATGTACTTTGAGTTTCTAATTAACTCGTTCAATTGCTCTTGGCTAAGATCCTCAAGCTCTAAAACCTCATTTTCTTTTATGCACACTGGAGTCCAGGATCTCAGCGAATAGCTAATTTTTTCTTTTGTAGTAAACTCACCAAAATGCTCTTTGAAAATCTGAATATACTCCAGACAAATAATATGCAGGAAGTAATTTATACTAAATTTTGATGCAGGGCTATCAGCTAACTGAATTGATACAATCATATCACTGGATTTGTGCTGTTCTAAAAAGCTCTTAAAAGCCTTGGCATCTCGAAGCTTAAAATTTCCATCCTTATCAATCGATCCTTTGAATGCTTTTATCATTTTAAAATAAGTTTAGATTTTTCATTGAACCTCCGACTAGCGGGTGGTTTTCTTTTATCATCTTGATTCCACAAGCAAGAATACAAACCGCATCGCCTTGATATTTATGGATCTTATTTCTACTAGCCCATCTTTTGGCAAATTCAAAATATTTTTGCTTCCTGTCAGCTTTCTCCATGTCCTTAAATTTTAGACTTAACTGAGTCTGCCAAGTTATTGGAGCAACCTCCACAACTTTAAAGCCCATGAACTCCAGAACAGTTTTCAACTCTCTTGCCTGTCCAAGCATCTTGATTATAGCATATTTCTTGGCATCATTCTCTCCAATAAATGCAGATACTTTTTCCATGAAAACTATGCTGTTTTCTGGCTCATACATGATAAAAAAACGTTTCAGACTTTTTGTGTCTTTCGGCATTTTTACAATTCGAATGCCTGAATTTTTTGCAACCGCTATTGCTCCGCTTTTGCCTACGTCAATCCCAAATACTGTTTCCTTCATTTTTCAATTTTTCAAATAGTTCCAAAATCATTTCCGTACTCTTAATTCTCTCAGCATAATATGCAACTAACTTGACCTCTGGCTCTTCAATTCCTTGAAATAAATTAGGGTTCTTTTTCTTTTCCTTGATTGATTGAGCTAAAATGAAATTAGCCTTTTGCATGTGCTTTTCTGAAATTTCTCTATCCTCTATTTTTCCACACTTAACCATATACTTAGCCGTGAAAACCGGTAGCAACATTGTTAAAACTCCTGTTTCAACATACTCACGAAATTGCTCCTCTAAAGTCCTCTCAAAATCTTTCTGAATTTGATCCTTCTGCTCCTCTGTAGGCGGTATCTCCTCTTTTTCTGAACACTTATAGACCTTGCCCCAAATCCTGCCTTTATGCCTCTTGTATGCAGAAAGTATCTTAGTTATAAACTCAAGCGAAAATAATTGATAGGAATTTTTATCTGGATTCCCGTTTCGATCCTTTGGCAAATATTCGTCAAGATCTCCAATCAAGGCCAATTCAAATGCTGTTCTGATTTCATCAAGAGTAAAACCAGAATAGTATTTTCTCAGAATATCCAAAAACCTGAAAGTCTCTAAATCTGTCACGCCTCTGATTGCATAATCTCTGCAGATCCCTACCGTTAGAATCTTAATTTTAACAGGCAAACCCTCCTCTCCCTCCAAAGAATATTCGGCGATCGTTTTTCTCAGTGATAATCTAGCTATCCTCAATTCTTTTTCACTGACTCCAGACAAAACCGCCCCAAGCTCAAGAAGATTTTTTTTCTCTTCGAGCCTTTTAATTCCAAACTCTTGTCTAATTGCTAGCATTGCTGTCTTTTAAATATTCCAAATATTGTTCCTGTTCACTTGAATTTGATTTGATTTTTAGCTTTCCAGCCTTAAAATCATTTCTTATCCAGGTTCTTGCCGTTGCAATCCAGCCCTCGTTTGTTCTCAAAACCTTTGTGCTTTTCTGTAGACTCCAATCAGCGACTGCATAAAAATAATAATTTATATCTACATTTTTATATTCCTCTGCGACAAATTTTTTATCGAAGATTTCAAATTTAGATACCAGCGAATTTTTAAACATCATTTTTTTCTTTTCTGTCTCTGCAATCTCGGCTCCAAATAAATTGAGTGAAACTGCTTTTTCGCAGTTGATCTCTTTATTATCTTTAGTATTATCTATACTAGTATTATCTATACTAGTATTATTGGGTAAAGAATCTTTACCGCCCCCCAGTAAAGAATCTTTACCGCCCCCCAGTAAAGAAACTTTACCGCCCCCAGTAAAGATATTTGACCCCCGGTAAAGATTCTTTACCGCTACCAAATTAACTCTGTACTTGTTCAAAGTCACGTTGGATCTAGTATCGCTATGTTTTTCAATCAGTCCTTTTTCAGTCAAACCTTCCAAAGCTTTCATGGCCGTTGGTTTTGAAACTCCTAACCAATCCTGCAAATATCTTAGTGATCCAGTGTACCACTGATCCTGAGCCTGAGTAAACCCATAAATAATAGCAAATGTTGACAGCTCATTTCCAGAAAGATTTAACTCGTTACGCATCCAGCCTGAAACTTGGTAATAATTATTATTCTCCATATTTCAAATTTTGTCTAAAACGTGTGTCCATTCTGAATTGTCTGCTCCTCCTACTTTTTCCTCACATCTTAAGCAGTGCTGTATAATGTAAACCTCTGGATAAGAAGCCATATTTGACGTGCTTTCTGTGATACTGCATCCACAACTTGGGCAGAAATGCTCATAAGAAATGCCATGTTCATCAAATTTTAAAAGCTTAATTCTTTTATCGATTCTATTCTTTGTCTGAATAACTCCTAAAATATATTTCTTGGCTTTTCTTGAAACTCTTAAGTCATTATAAAATCTCTCATAAAACCCTTTAAATTTAATCTTCATGGCCTTTTTATTAATGGTTCTATTTGGATCACTCCAATTTTAAGCATTCTTATTTTTCGGTCTTTTTCTTCCAAAACCAATCGCACTAGTTCAGCAGGAGCAGTCCCCTCCTGTCCATGTTTTTCAATCATTAACTCCGATAAGTCAAGCTCATTGACCACATCTTCAAGCATGTTTTCTAGTTCTTTTTTAGTCCAACAACTCATTTTTTTTAAATAAAAAAGCCCTGTCTAGCTTCACGGTATCCACTCCGATTCACTAAGCAAGGCTTGTTAAAATTTCTTGATGCAAACTTAGGTGGATAAATTGCAATACTTAAATATACTCAAAATTTTTAAACCTAAAACTGATTTTAACTTGCAATAAAAGTCATTAAAACGAGCTTTATTTAATTGTTAAAATCAATTCTATAAAACAATCAACGGCCGAAATATGTCCTCTAAATAATAAGGAAAATTTAAACTGCTAAATGCCATCATTTTTCCGTTTACAAATTTCACTCTATAAACGTACCCGTGTTGAGATTTTATCTCGTCTCCCTCATATATCAATCGCCTTGACAAGTCTAGCACTCCAGAACAAAGCCCTACGGTTTCCCCCAATACTTCGTAAGCGGTGAAATTCTCTCCCTCTATTTCCTGAGCAATAAATACCGATTCTTTGGACTGTAACAAGCTTCCAAAGATGTATCCTTCATTATGTGAGATTTTTCCTCTGTAGATCCTTGTCTGTAATTCCAATTCCTATGTGGTTTTTAATGATTTCTAAATTTTCCCTTGAATGATTCGGCACCAAACTGACAACTGGAAAACGTTTTTTGCTATTCGGTTTGTTTGATTTATGCATTGTGATATTCAAATCGAAAATAATTCCTCTAATAAATCCACGCTGTTCAGTAACCGCATCAAAAACAGCAATAATCTCTGGAATTGTGCTCTTATCTCCACTGGTGCTGAACTCCCAATGCCCAATAATACCACCAATTTTAGGCAATAAAAATCTTAAGGTTAATCTAGATCTCCATTCCGTTTTATGCTTAGCCACTAACCTGTCAAGCATCTGTGGGTGATCCTCGACTGAATAGTCTTTGTATTGCTCGCTCTCTGGGTCATAAACCTTAAAATTAAGGCCGTCACCATGAGCTACCAAAGCCCCTGCATTATCTCTTAATTCTAGCCTTTCATTGCAAACCAGCTCTGGCCTATCTTCCATAAATATCACTTGCAGGGTACTTGGTTTATCTGGATAAGCTTCTTTAAAATAACCCTCATACTTTCCTGTTGCCAGAAAATAATCCAGCGCCATAGGGTAGCCTTTCTCTGACTTCTTGCCACACTTGATTTTGCCAATTAAAGGAAACTGCAACCTAGGATCTTGAGGCGGTCTTTTTATCCTTCCGTCTTTCATATTAGCCCCCTTTTTAGAAGTTCAAAATAACATTCAGCACAACCTTCCGTGTCTGAAATCGCCTGGTGCGCTCCTTCTAATTCCTTGTCAAAAAGTATCCTGTACAATTCCTCAAGTTTTGGATATTTAAAGCCGTTCCCTCCCTTTGGAAACGGCAATCGGCAATAATCGATTGTGCTTTTCATTGTACAGAACTTCTGCTTTCTTGGTAGAATCAATCCTGCCATTTCAAGCTCAGATCCTAAAACCTTACTGTCGAAATCCATGTTATGCGCTACTATTAAATCAGCCTCCTTGTGATGAAATTTAAAGAAGTTTAGCGCATCTATTATTGGAACCCCTTCTGCCTCGCTTTGCTCATTAGTAAAGCCGTTGTCTGTCCAAAATTTAGACCTTTTTTCTGATTCCGCCTGAGTATATCCTAGCTCAAGCCAATAATCCAAGTCAGGTATTTTCCACCCATCGGGCTTAATAAGAAACTCTTTGCTCTTTATTTTCTGGACTCCGACAGTTTCACTCTCCAGATAAACCGAAACAGCTAGCTGAATAATCCTAGGCTGTACCACAATACCAGCTTCGTTTTTCTTTGAAAAGCCCGTGGTTTCAGTGTCAAAAAAAACAATCCTACGCATCTCGCCCTCCCTTCTGCATTTTCACCAACTCCGAAAGGTTGATGTTTACGAAATTGCTATCTAAGCATCCATTTGCGAGGTTTATCTCTCCAGAGCACACCAATACACTGCTTTTTTTATTTCTCCTGTCTATGGCTATCAATCCCAACAAATGAGGCATTTTATCCACCACGTTCTTGTGAGATTGTTCCGTGAAATTATAACTAGGCACTGATCCTCTCCATGCCTTCGGTGACCAATTAAAGGTTTTTTCAATACAGACATCTGGATAATGCTTGTTCCAAATCAACTTGTAAGCCTCCAATTGAAATATATGTGAGTCATAAAAGCCTTTTCTCCCACTCTTAAAATCAACTAGAGCATTGATTTCAATTTCTCTCTTGCCCTCCTTTGGAAGTCCTTTGTTTGCTCCAGATTTGTAAACCTCTCCAAAAAAGCCCTTTTCCTCAACCGTAATTTTACATGGTAAATCCAAAGCTCCCGCCAGTCCTGTCTCTTCGTCTGCTAGGACAATCTCAATCGCCAACGGCTTCACTTTGTAATCAATACACCACTGGGCAAAAGCAAGCAGATCCTTCTTTAACTCCTCTTCGTGGTAAATAAACTTTTCCGGCAATTGGTTTTCCTCAATATACTGCTTGAGCTTTCCTCTTAAACCGTCAAGATTGTAA